TTGTTGTACAACCATCTAAAGACGGTCCTATGATGGGGTTTGCACCTTTCCTAGAATACTCGGAAGAGTTTAAGACAGGAATTAAAGTAGATTCGGCAGACATTCTATGTATTACTACACCTTTGCGTGAACTGTTAAATCAATATAATGAAGTTTTCGGAAGTGGTATTCAGATTGCCTCGCAAATGCCACAACTTTGATATAATGTTTGAATGAAATATTATACAAACATCGCCGTACAAGGCAACAACATTCTATATCGTGGTGTTAAAAACGGTCGGAGAGTAAAGGAGAAAATCCAATACTCTCCGACGTTGTTTTTATTGTCCAACAAAAAGACTGAATATAAAACTCTGTTCAACGAACCTGTTGAAGCAATGAAGTTTGAATCGGTACGTGAAGCACGTGATTTTGTCAAGAAATATGAAGATGTTTCTAATTTCAAAATCTATGGCATGGATCGTTATGAGTATGCTTTCATTGCTGAGAATCACCAAGGTCTAATTGATTGGGATATCAAAGAACTGTCAATCGCAATTATCGATATTGAGGTTGGTTCAGAGAATGGTTTTCCTGATCCTTACAAAGCAAACGAACCTATTACTGCTATCGCCATTCGTGATTTAAATGGTGGTATGAAAGTCTATGGTTGTGGTGATTATAAAGTCCAAGGTGATGAAACTTATATTAAGTGTGCAGATGAATATACACTTTGTAAACGATTCATGGAAGACTGGCAACATAATTGTCCAGATGTTTTGACTGGTTGGAACACCGACGGTTTCGATATACCCTATATCATCAATCGTTTCAATAAGATTATCGGTGAAGATGAGACTCGCAAGTTGTCTCCTTGGAACAACATTTATGAACGTAAGGTTGTTTTCAAAGGTCAAGAAAAGATTCTCTATAAGATTACTGGTGTTGCACAACTTGATTACATTGAATTGTATAAGTGGTATGCACCAGGTGGTAAGTCACAAGAATCTTACAAGTTGGATAATATTGCCAGTGTAGAACTTGGTGAGAATAAGTTGTCGTATGATGAATATGATAACCTACATCAACTGTATCGCCTAAACTATCAGAAGTTTATTGAGTATAATATCAAGGACGTTGAACTGATTGTTAAACTTGAAGATAAACTGAAACTGGTTGAACTGGCACTTACCCTTGCATATGACACCAAGTGCAACTATGAAGATGTGTTTGCACAGACCCGTATGTGGGATTCGATGATTTATTCCTATCTGTTGGAAAAGAATATCATCGTACCGCCAAAAGAAATCAAACGTAAAGATGGTATGTTTGAAGGTGCGTATGTTAAAGATCCACAAGTTGGTATGCATGATTGGGTTGCAAGTTTCGACTTGAATTCACTGTATCCACACTTAATGATGCAATACAATATCTCACCCGAAACTCTGATCGAACCTGAAGATTATACGCCAGAACTGCGTCAAATCATTTCACAAGGCGTATCTGTTGATGCGCTATTAATGAGTCAGGTAGATACTTCCCGACTCACTAATGTTACACTGACACCAAACGGGCAATTCTTCAGAACAGATATCAAAGGTTTCTTGCCTAAGATGCTTGAAGAGATGTATGACGACCGCAAGAAGTTTAAGAAGATGATGCTCAAGGCTCAACAAGATTATGAAAACGAATCTGATCCTGAGAAGAAGTATCAAATCGAAAAACTGATTGCTCGTTATAATAATCTACAACTTGCCAAGAAAGTATCGTTGAATTCTGCCTATGGTGCCATGGGTTCACAATACTTCCGTTTCTATGATCTTCGTCAGGCATTGGCAGTTACAACTGCTGGTCAACTTTCGATTCGTTGGATTGAGAACAAACTAAATGCATATCTTAATAAGTTACTTAAAACGGATGAAGATTACGTTATCGCATCGGATACGGACTCAATATATCTTAAGCTTGGACCGCTTGTACAGAATGTCTTTAAAGATGGAAAGGATGTCGGAAAGATTATCACCTTTATGGATACGGTCTGTGAGCAAAAGATTCAGCCGTACATTGACCAGAGTTATAGTGAACTTGCAGATTATGTACATGCGTTCGCTCAGAAAATGCAAATGAAACGTGAAGCATTGGCGAACAAAGGTTTTTGGACTGCAAAGAAACGTTATGTTCTAAATGTGTACAATAATGAAGGCGTCCAATATAACGAACCACACATGAAAATTATGGGTCTTGAGGTGGTTAAGTCTTCCACTCCTTATGCGGTACGTGAGAAGATGCGTGAAATGATTCGGTTGATTATTAATACCGATGAAGAAACTGTACAAAACTTTGTTGCCGAGTTTCGTGATGAGTTTAAGAAACTCCCGGTAGAAGAAGTATCTTTTCCCCGTGGAATCAACGGATTGAAAGAATATGCTGACAGTACCACACTATATAAAAAAGGAACACCTATTCATGTTCGTGGTGCAATCATGTATAATCACCTGTTGAAACAGATGAATCTTGAAAAGAGTTACCCAAAGATTCAAGAAGGTGAGAAGTTGAAGTTTACGTATCTTAAAACACCGAACCCAACCAAAGAAGATGTTATTTCTTTCCCGGTTCGATTCCCTAAAGAATTTAATTTGGAAGGGTACATTGATTATGAAACACAGTTTGAAAAGACATTCATTGAACCTATGAAGTATATCATGGAATGTTTGAAGTGGAGTATTGAGAAGCGCAATACACTGGATAGTTTTTTTGGTTAAGGAGTTATAAATACAAATAGTGGGGTAGTACCCCACTTTAAAACAATCAACACCAAAGGAAAAATATGAATTATCAAAAAACACACGATTGTATAATAAATCGTGCTTTATCTAGAAAAAAATCACCCACTATAAAATACGAATCACATCACATAATTCCAAAATGTGAGGGCGGGTTACAATCTGGTGATACGGTACTACTCACAAAAAAAGAACACCGAATCATACACAAACTGAGATATAAAGTTAATGGTGTCTTGGGAAATATTTTATCATACAATCTCATAAAGTTTGGTAGAGAAATGCTTTGTGAAAATCACAAATTGTTTTCTATAAAAGGCGGTCAACAACATCATAAAATTTACAGAGAAAAAAATTTTAGTGATTATATCGATAGACAGAAAAAGTCTGGAATTATAGGTGGAAATAAATGTAAAGACGAAAAATTAGGTTTCTTTTCTTTTTCGGAGGAAGAATTAAACTTATTCAGGAAAAAAGGACGAGACACTTTAGTTAAAAATAAGTTGGGTATGTTTAGTGATGAGTATAGGAAAAAACACAAACTTACAATCCAAAAAAGAATAAAAACACCCGATAGAATTTTCAACTCAATGAAAGAAGCATCGGAATTTTATGGTGTTGTTCAAGCAACAATAACTTATAGAGTTAATAATAAAAAATGGAATGATTGGTTTTATATAAATGAAGAAGGAGAAAATTGTGAGTAATTTATTGGATAAATTGAAAAAATCAGGATCTATCAAAACAACAAATGTTTTGAGTGAATCAAACTTTTTTAATGAAAAAGATACCGTTCCCACAGAAGTACCTATTATAAATTTAGCTTTATCGGCAGATTTCGACAAAGGTTTGGGATCAGGTCTTACTTTTCTCGCTGGTCCTTCGAAACATTTTAAGTCACTACTTGGTCTGGTTCTGGTTAAGGCATATATGAACAAGTATCCCGATGCGATTTGTCTTTTTTATGATTCTGAGTTTGGAATTACGCCGGAATATATTAAAACCAATGGTATTGATACTGATCGAGTCCTTCATATTCCTATAGAACATCTTGAACAGTTGAAGTTTGACATTTCAAAACGACTTGAATCTATTGAGCGTGGCGATAAAGTTGTCATTTTCATCGATTCTGTTGGAAATTTGGCATCGAAGAAAGAAGTTGAGGATGCTTTAGATGAAAAATCTGTTGCTGATATGTCTAGAGCTCGAGTCATGAAATCTTTGTGGCGTATTGTTACACCACATCTTACCACAAAAGACATTCCATGTATTGCTGTTAATCACACATACCAAACCATGGAAATGTATTCGAAGGCAGTTATGTCTGGCGGTACCGGCGGCATGTACTCAGCTAATCAAGTTTTCATTATTGGTAAAGCACAAGAAAAAGATGGTAGTGATTTGATTGGTTATAACTTCACAATTAACATCGAGAAATCTAGATTTGTCCGTGAAAAATCAAAATTTCCTTTCTTAGTGACTTTTAATGGTGGTATTCAGAAGTATTCTGGTTTGATGGAAATTGCCCTTGAAGGTGGTTTTGTTACTAAACCAAGTAATGGTTGGTTTGCGAAAGTAGACCGTTCGACTGGTGAGATTGGTGACAAAAAACGTCTGGCAGATACAATGACAGCCGAATTTTGGGATCCTTTATTAATGAATGAGGAATTTAAAGAATATGTTAAGACTAAGTTCTCTATTGCCTATGGCAACCTTTTGGGAGAAACTCCAGTTTTGGAAGAAGAAACCGATGAGGTATAATCAAGGTGAACATTTTGATTATGTTGATATTACAAACGGTGAAGAAGAAAAAACTGCCGTTGTATTATTGATTCCAGGATATGAAGATGTTGTTTATCTTTATCATCAAGCAAGAGTAGTTGAGGAAATGGGTGGTTTAGCCAAACTAGAGTTTGGTTATACCATTCTAAACCCAGGTAAACATGATATAGATGACTTGCAAAAAAGCGAGGAATTTAGTACAATTATGGGTGACTTACTAACTCAGATTATTATTGATAAAGAGACATATGAAGCTAGAAACAACAATACTGAAGAACCTGATTACTTCTGAAGAGTTTACCAGAAAAGTTTTACCATTCATTCACACGGAATATTTTTCAAGTAACAAAGAAAAGATTCTGTTCAATCAGATATCGGACTTCGTAAACAAGTTTAAGAATCTTCCGACATATGAATCTTTGGTGATTGAAGTATCAAACGCCAAAAATTTAACTGATGGTGATGTTAAAGATGTTCTTGGTTTACTTGAAGAAGTACATGATAACATCAAAGAACCTACTGATGTTAATTGGTTGATTGAGCAAACAGAAAAGTTCTGTCAAGATAAGGCAATCTATAATGCAATTATGGAGTCTGTTCACATTCTTGATGACAAGTCTGGCACAAAAGCAAAAGGTGAGATTCCTAAACTCCTGAGTACCGCCTTGGGTGTTACCTTTGACACACATATTGGTCATGATTACATTCTAGACTCCGATTCTCGTTATGATTTCTATCATAAACAGGAGTCTAGAATTCCTTTTGATATTGATATGTTCAATAAGATTACCAAAGGTGGTATTCCGAACAAGACATTGAGTATTTGTCTTGCGGGTACTGGTGTTGGTAAGTCCATGTTCATGTGTCATATGGCAGCATCGTGTTTATCGCAAGGACATAATGTTCTGTATATCACTATGGAAATGGCAGAAGAACGTATTGCAGAACGTATTGATGCCAATCTATTGAATGTTACCATGCAAGAACTACATTCGATGACCAAGAAAGAATATGACAGAAAGTTTGATGCACTTAGGTCTAAAACTCATGGTAAATTAATCATCAAAGAGTATCCAACTGCATCGGCATCCGCATTGCATTTCCGTTCTCTATTGAATGAACTGCATCTTAAAAAGAACTTTCAACCACAGATTATCTTTATTGATTATCTGAATATCTGTTCGTCCGCTCGTATCAAACCTGGTGCCAATGTAAACAGTTATTCATATATCAAGGCGATTGCCGAAGAACTCCGTGGTTTGGCAGTAGAGTTTAATCTACCAATCGTATCCGCAACACAGACAACACGTTCTGGTTTTACTAATTCTGATCCGGGTCTTGAAGATACCTCTGAATCGTTTGGTCTTCCTGCAACTGCCGACTTTATGTTTGCACTTATCAGTACAGAAGAACTTGAACAGTTGAATCAGATTATGGTGAAACAGTTGAAGAACCGATTTGGTGATCCGAATCACTTTAAACGATTTGTTGTTGGTGTTGATCGTGCTAAGATGAAACTGTATGATGCAGAACAATCTGCACAGACTGGAATTGTTGACTCAGGCCAAGTACAAGATGATGGTCCTATTAATACTTTCGGTAATCGTGAAAGTAAGTTTAATAAGTTTGAAGGATTTAAGATATGAAAGAGTTTGTAAGTTACTTTGATGATGTGATTGACCGTAATTATTGCCAATCTATAATTGATCGTTTTGAGGCACACGAAGATGAACAGGTTGAAACTGTAATGGAAGATCACCGTTCATTTAAAGAAATCAATCTGAATGAACACGAAGAGTGGAAAGATGTAATTGAAACTTTGCTAGATAAGATACAGAATGTGTATTTGAAGAAGTATATGATTGAACACAAGGTCGATTCTAAATCTTGGCCTCCAAATCTAGGTTTCGAACAATTCAGAATGAAACGGTATCTACCAAATGGTAAAGATGAGTTTAAGTTTCACGTTGATGCCGCTGATTTGAATTCATGTTCTCGGTTTCTGGTTTGTTTCTTCTATCTGAATGATGTTGAAGAAGGTGGTGAGACTGCATTTCAACCACATCGTATGTTACCAATCACAGATAAAGTAAAACCTGTTGCAGGTAGATTGTTGATGTTCCCACCTATGTGGACACATCCACATATCGGAATGAAACCTATTAGTGGACCGAAATATATTGTTGGAACTTATTTGAGATACGTATGATAAAACAAGAAATTATAGATTACTTCACTTTAAATTGTGACGATAGAGGAATTCCAAAAATCAAATATGATGATTGGATGCAATTTACAAAAGAACACGAAAAAGATGATATTAGAGAATCTTTGGCAGAATACATTTCTTCCAACAAAATTCCTTTTCCTCTAAAAAGAATCGATGAGATTGATATGAACAATCTTTTCATTCGTTTCTATAGAAAGTCATTACTTGGTGAATATAAAAACTTTGAAGATGTTAAAGAACGTTATGATTACAAATACACCTATGCGGACAAACCCCTAGGTGTTATCGATAAATCAAACGTTTTCAATAATGTCAGTGATTATTTTCAACAAGAAAATAGAATGAAGTGTGGTTCCAATTCTTGTGATGCACCATTGGAAATCTGGAAAGATAAAGAAAAATTAAAAACTATGAACTGGCACTTTTGGCGACCAGGTGTTATGGAAGGTTCTGATTTAAACGATAAGGCATTTAGAACTGGATTCAGAATTGGCACATATACTGCCACTCAATTTAAGCCTGCCGTTGCCAAAGCACTTTATGAAAAGCATAATGCAGTAAATGTTTTAGATACTTCATGTGGTTGGGGTGATAGACTTGCGGGTTTCTATGGTACTCAAAAAACTAGATTGTATGTTGGTTGTGATCCTAATCCAGACGTATTTGAAGTTTACAAAAAACAATGTGTTCATTATGAGAAATTGATTTCTGGACAAGATCCGGTGTTGACTGAGACAAAAGATTATTTTGAATGTGTGGGTAGTAAAACAGTTAAGATTTGGAATCTCCCGTCAGAAGATGTTGATTGGACACTCTATACAGATACCTTTGATTTGTATTTTACTTCACCTCCTTACTTTGAAACCGAAAAGTATGCATCCGATACGGATAAGTCAGAGAATCAATCTTGGTCAAGATATAATTCGTTTGAGACATGGAAGAACGACTTTTTCTTTAAAGTAACTGAAATGGTTTGGCCGACCATTCGTGAAAAAGGTTATATGATGATTAATATTATTGAACCAAGAAGTAAGACTGGTAAACGTTTTAAATTGTGTGATGATATGGTCGAAACTTTCGAATTGTTTGATGACTGCCATTATGTTGGTAAAATTGGAATGAGAATGATGGCAAGACCAAATGCCTCTGAACTCCGTGACATTTTTATTGAACCGATTTGGACTTTCAGAAGGGGAACGTCAGAATATCCTAAAAATGAAGAAAATTCACTTGACAAATTTTTCATGTGATTTATAGCATAAATATAAGATTAATTTATAGGAACCACTAATGACTCCTTCTGATTATCAAAAAACCGCATCGAAAGGACCTAATAAAGGTAAATCTCGTTCAGTGATCTTTGATATTAAAATTAAAGCTGGATCACCTTTTACTTTGGTTGATGGGTCTATCGTCAAAGGTAAGTCGTGGGATAAAAAGAATCTTGTTCTAACAACTTCTAAAAATCAGAAAATTGCACTTTCCAAAATCGTTAAAGACGTGGATTTTGGTGGTCAACCAACAACCGCGGCCGAAACTGGTCAATCAGATAAAGTGGGTAACAAAGATGTTGAAGTTCTATCTGAGGCTTTTTTCTGTTATTACTTTGCGTTGGAACTTAATGGTAAACTAGATAAGTATTCTCCAGAGATTTGGAGAACAATAAAGACACAAGCTGAATTGACTAAGTGGACAAAAAAGATTGGAATTGAAAATGTTGTATTAACGCAGAATGGAGATAGAGCTTTCTTATCAAGATTACACTTGGCCATACCTTTCCTTATCGATAATGCGTGGCACGATAGATTGATAAAACAAATTGAAAAATTTTTTTCTGTGGTTAAACCACCAAAGAGTAAATCATTTGAAGCAATTCGAGCAGATGAGATTCCTTCTGATTTAGATTCGCAATCAATATTTGCCATGTTTGCTGAAAAAATAAAACAAAAATATGGATTCAATCGCCCAGTTGATAAAGACAAATGGAATCCAGGGGACGTTTGGATTTATTCCGACCAAGGCAAACTAAAAATGCGAACTGTCTTGAAAAAAATTAAACAACTTGCGTCAGCTCCAACACCTTATCAAGCGGGCGGCATCGCTGAGTTAAATAAACTTGTCTATGACTTATACAAATCAAAAGATTTATATCCAGTCTCTCTCAAGGCACCCAGTGGAAAGATAGTACACATTTCGGAAGAAAACGTTGTTGGATCTGTCATTTCAAAGAACGTTAGATTCGTCAAAGTTGAATTGGGTGCCACTAACCTTGATGTTAAGATACATTTTGCAGTTGACCTTTATGATGATGTTGCCAAGAAAGTTATTAAAAAAGATTATCTCGTTGGTAGAATTAAAAGTAAAACTGATACTGGTGGATTCCGTTTAGAAATTGAAGCGCCTGGTGCTGGTGCTCGATTTGGTTCTATAGGTACCGAAAATTATCAATGGATTATTTCTAACACAGATGATTCTGGTATCAATAAACTAAAAACTATAAGAAAAAGTTTTAAGGAACTCAAAGAACAATTACCACCACAAAATGTCGGAGATAAAAATTGGTTGGGTGCAAGTAAGTATTTTTCTGAATACAAAAAAAATGAAGATTCTATGCACGATCTTAGACCTTACCTAGATAAGATGTACAAAACTATTAATGGATCGGGAACTTTTGATAAAAGTGATCCAAAAGATATTTTAAACAAAACTATTGCTTCTGAGATTGCTGTTGCTGTTGACCAAATCACAAACAAATTATCTAGAGATGTAACTGTTGAAAATTTATATGATCTATCTGCTTCACAAAGATTTTCTACTGGAATACGTGCAGACCAATTAGCAAGAAGAAAAGGTGTTTACAGTAAAGAGGCAAAAGCACTGGGTAAAAAAGAAGCAGAACATGTTTTTGAATCTTGTTTCTATTTAAAAATATACTAATATGAAATTCACAGAATATCTCAAAGAATCCAAAGAAGGTGCAAACCTTCACCTCGAACATTTGGAAGATAATGTTCTTAACAACGG